CTTGTGCAAATCGCTCAGTCCGATATCAACCAGATCACGATGCAGCAGCAGGGCCTGAACTATTCGCCTGCCGTGGCCACGGTGACCACGGCGCAGGGCTTCTACCGCTCGATGGTGGCCGAGCACAACGGCGACACGCGCGGTAACGACTGGTACACGGATTTGGTCTGTCTCGCTGTCGACGTTTCAGCCAGCAACCAGAATCAGTCGGTTGCGGCATCCGGCTAACGCGAGATCATATTTGGAATCGTGACACCTGCAAATGGGCGACCATCCTTCATGGTTCCCCATACGGCAGGAATAGCGCCCATTTCCATCTTGACATTCATGATCGTCCCGGCCGGAACGAACTGGCATCGGTAGTCGGATGGCCTGGGTTCGTCGCCATAGTCGAAGCCGTTGATCAGCGCAGCTTGCCGGCGAAGTTCGGGAGAAAGAGAAAGTCGTGCGTGGCGAGCCATATTGATCTGGCCGAAAAGCCAATTTGCCTCGTCCATCGATGGGCAAACAATGGCGCCATCGACTAGATCCATTCCTTGTGCCGCCCGTTGATTGGGTTGCATCGCACCGGCAGGGGTATTTTTAGAGGCTAGGTTATTCGGCGTAACGCTAAAGCCTCGGACGGTACAGACGAGCGGTGTGAAATGGTGCGCCGTCATAGCAACTGAAATATCTTCACACAAAACGGTAACAGGCTTTCCGGCAGATGGGCGCGCTTTTTTGTATTCGCTCTCCGACGAGAACGCGAGTTGCAGCGCATCCCCTGCATTGATTCGCCTGCCTACTGGTGCAGTCGATATGTAGTCATCGACCAAAGCACTCAGAGGCGCATCGATCTTGATTGCCAAAAAATGTGTGGGAAATTCTTTCCCATCCCGAATATCCGTCGCATTCATCACCTCAAGGCTTCCGGTTAGGGTTGTAAGCACAACCGCGTGAGCGATGCAGGGCAGAAACAGGCTCACGAGGATTAGAATTTTTCTCATAATTTCTCTCAAGTTATGGACCAGCGCGAACGGCTTGATTCATTCGACGAAGCTCTAAATTCTGCCTTCGACGGACGGCAGGCACAAATCAATACGGCAGGCCCGGGGATTATCCAGAGCTTTAACGCTGATGCGATTACCGCAGTCGTGCAGCCAGCCATCAAAGGCAATGTGCGCGCGCCCGACGGCTCGGTCATTCAAGTGGCGCTGCCGCTGTTGCTGGACTGCCCAGTCGTGTTCCCGCGTGGTGGTGGCGTATCGCTTACGTTTCCACTGGCGGGAGACGATGAGTGTCTGGTGGTGTTCTCGCAGCGCTGCATCGATGCGTGGTGGTCGGCTGGCGGCATTCAGGCGCAAGCAGAATTCCGGATGCACGACCTGTCGGACGGCTTCGCTATCCCGGGCCCATATTCTCAACCAGAGAAGATCGCCAATATTAGCACCGTCAGCGCCCAATTTCGGAGCAATGACGGTTCAACCTTCGTCGACCTTAACCCGACCACGCAGAAGGTAACGATCACGGCTCCCGGCGGGTTCTTTGTGAATGCGCCGATGTCAGGATTCAGCGGCATGGTGGTGATTCAAGGCCTTCTGTCCTGGCTAGCCGGCATGACGGGGACGATTGCCAGCGGAGTGGCTTCGACGATCACGGGCGCCGTGGCATTCATCGGGTCGATTACTTCGAACGGTCACGCGATCGACAGCACCCATCAGCATACAAACTCTGGCGGAACCGGACTCGGCGGGCCGCCGCAATGATGAAAGACGCCGCTCATGCGCTATAGAACACTAGATGCGAACGATGACTATACGTTCGGACAGAATGGTCAAAATTTTCTCATAAATTCGCCAGAGGCAGTCGGTCAAGCGGTACTGACCAGACTGCGCCTGATAGCCGGCGAGTGGTTCTTAGACAAGACCGTTGGTGTGCCGTACGACACCGAAATCCTCGGCGCCGGAACAGAAAACACCCGCGACCTCGCCTATCAAACGGTGATCCTGCAAACGACCGGCGTGACGGGAATCGTCGAGTACGCCAGCTATTTGAACCCGACGACGCGCGCCTTTGTGGTCGCCGCGACGATCAACACGATTTACGGCCAGACAACCATTTCGACGGGCACCTGATGGCTACGACTTTCCCGCTAGCAACGCTGGCCTGCACGATTGGGCCGGATGGTATTTCGTGCCCGACCTATGCGGATGTTCTCGGTTCGCTGACCGCTTCGTTTCAGTCGATATACGGCAGCGACATTTACATTGATCCGGATAGCCAGGACGGGCAAGCTCTAGCGCTTTATGCTCAGGCGATCAATGACGGGAACCAGGCTGACGTTGCCACATTTCTTGGCTATTCGCCGTCCTATGCCCAAGGCGCAGCACTTGCCAGCCAGGTCAAGATCAACGGCATTCGCAAGCAGGCCGCGAGCAACAGCACGGCTGTGTGCAATGTGGGCGGTCAAGTCGGGACGCCGATCAACGATGGCGTCGCGGCAGATACCAACGGAAATCTGTGGAATCTTCCTGCATCGGTGGTTATTCCGCCGGCAGGTACGATCGCTGTGACGGTAACCGCCCAGCAGCCCGGCGCAATCACCGCGATTGCTGGCGCGATCAACGAAATCAATACTCCAACACGCGGATGGCAGTCGATTTCGAATCCGGCGCCGGCAGCGCCAGGCAACCCCGTTCAGTCGGATCCCGCGCTGCGCCAGCAGCAGGCCGCATCCACGTCGCTCCCGGCGCAAACGCCGCTCCAGGCGATTATCGCCAATGTGGCCAACACGCCCGGTATCGGCCGTAACGCGATCTATAACAACCCGACCAGTGCGACGGATAGCAATGGCCTACCGGGGCACTCGATTGCGGTCGTTGTCGAAGGCGGCAGCATTACGACGATCGCACAAGCCATCGAAGTGAAAAAGTCGCCGGGCACCGGCACCTTCGGCACGACGGAAGAAACAGTTCTTGATCCTGCTGGAGTGCCTGTCACGATCAATCTTTTCGTCCTGTCAGAGATCAATATTTTCGTGCAGGTCGTTATCGTGCCGCTGACGGGGTATGTCTCTACGACTGGCACTTTGCTGATCAACGCAGTGGTGGCGTATTTGGCCGGATTCGCTATCGGTCAGGATTCGCTCTTGGGCAAGCTGTTCGGATCGGCAAACTTGTCGGGTGACGCCGCGACGTCGAGCTCGGGACTCACGCAAGCGCAACTCGACGTGTTGAGTAACACCTACAACCTCCCGGTGTCGAATATCTATCAAGGTCGCTCTGACATGCTGGTGACCGGCGTCCCATATACGGCCGGCACGGCGACGATCAATATCGCCAATGTTTCAAGCCTCGCAAATGGGCGTTCGATCATCGTCGGCCAGGCGGATGGGTCGCAACTCACCGCAACCATTACCGGAATCACGGGTAACGCTGTGACGTTCACACCCGCCATCGCTACCGGAAAAACGATCAACGCTGGCGCTCAAGTGCTCGTGAATGGCGATCTAACGATAGCGTTTAATGAAGGCGCGCAGTGCAGCGCAGCAAACATTAATCTGGTGACGTGATGACGGCTGAACTGTCGCAATATACGTCGCTCATCACGTCAGAGCACAACCAAAAGCCGAAGTTTATGGCGATGGTGTCGCTGCTGGCGCAATGGGCCGTTGATCGCCAGAACATGTTGGCATCAATTCCGGCGCTTTACGACATCGACCAAGCCGTTGCGACGCAATTAGACGCGGTGGGGCTGTGGGTCGGCGCGTCGAGAAATCTATCCGTCCCGCTAACGGGCGTCTATTTCAGCCTGGACGTGGCCGGCCTCGGGCTTGACCAAGGCGTAATTCAGGGGCCGTTCGATCCGACCACCGGACTCGTTTCATTGCCCGACGAGCAGTATCGCATTCTGCTCTACGCGACGATCGCCGCGAACAACTGGGACGGCACCGTTCCGGGCGCATATGCCGCATTCAACACCATTTTCGAGCCGCTCGGCTTTTCAATCCTGATTCAGGATTACCAGAACATGACGATGGGCATTGCCCTCATCGGCCCCACGCCTGATGCCGTGACGCTCGCGCTTTTCAAGGGGGGTTATCTAAACCTCATCCCAGCAGGCGTAGGAGTGGCTTTCTACTTCCAGCAATCGATTCCCGGCGTGCCGGTATTCGGCCTTGATGCTGAAAATTCATCGATAGCCGGCCTGGATGTCGGGGCGCTGGCTCTCATCGTCGGACCATAGCAGACACATTACTCATCAAGAGGCCCTTCGGGGCCTTTTTTATTGCCCGGATGGATCATACATGACCATTGAACAAGATTTTCTCCCATACGCAGTAGGCGGCAGCGCAAACGTGCTGAGCCAGGCGGCATACGCGGCACTGACATCGCTTCTGCAAAATGGCCTGACGTCAGGCATTGTTCCGTCGAACGAGTTGAATAAGATCCTGCGGCAGCCTAGCATCATGGCGTCGGTGATTGGTCAATTCATCGTCGCGGAAACCGGTCAGCCGGCTATCGATGATGGCACCACTGCGACGCTGCTTGCGAACTTTACCGCGGCTGTTGTGGCCGCCTCGAAGCAGCAAGTTATTTTGACGGATACTGGCGCGGCGAATGCTTACGCTGCTGCCAACGCCGTTCCGCTGACGGCGCTTCCGACGGTGAGCGGAGTCGCCCAGAAATTCCAAGTGGCGCATAGCAACACTGGCGCATCAACCTACGCGCCCGACGGACTCGCGGCGCACCCCATCTTCGGCTTGGGCGGCTTGGCGCTGCAAGGCGGTGAAATGCCCGCAGGCGGCGTTGCCGGACTCGTATCCTACGTCGGCCCGCTTCTCAATAGCGGCGCCTTGTGCTGGGTGCTTTACGACTGCACAGGCGGTGCCGAGCAAATCGCTCCCGCTACACAGCCAGCACATGCGGTACAGTTCTCGCAACTGACCGGCCTAGTCGGCTCGATGCGCAATGCAAAGATGTCGGTTACGGCTGCTTCGTCAAGCGGGACTTTTACGGCTGACCAAGTGGTCGTTGCCACTGCGCTCAATGGCCTTGAGTACCTGCTTCCGAACTTTAACCAGACCATCAATCTTGCGACGACTGGTGCGGGAGGCATGGATACGGGCGCGGCACCTAACAGCGGCTATGTCGCGCTGTACGCCATCTACAAACCGGGTACCGGAACAACGAGTATTCTCGCGACCAACGCGACTTCCGCTGTCGCACCGACCGTCTACGGCGGTGCCAACATGCCGGCCGGGTATGCCGCGTCTGCATTGATAAGCGTATGGCCGACCTCTGCCGGCGGCCAATTCTTGATTGGATTTCAAGACG